TTTTATCCTTACAAATAATATTAATTATTAAAACAACAATGAATTCTCTAGACGGGATTACCTTTATTTCTATACATGACAAACGATAATTATTCAGCAAATGCAGACAAATTATGCATATACCCATACTACCTGTTCCAATTACAAATATTACAATTATACACATATTATACAAATCTAATACAAATCTAAACTTACGGTTATGCGGAACACATGTCACATATTTCATCATGTTTATTTTCATCTTCTTGTTTTCTCTCTGGTTCAATAGAAAATTGTTGGGCACAGTGTTTTGCTTTTCGTCTTAAATAATAAATCCCTGTTTTCAATCCTCTTTTCCAAGAATAAAAATGCATAGATGTCAATGTATTGTAATTGGGATCTTCTAACCACAAATTTAAACTCTGACTCTGACAAATATATGCACCTCTGTCTGCCGACATGTCAATAATATGCTTCATTGGTATTTCCCACACAATTTTATATTTATCGCGTATATATTGTGGCAACACAGTCAATTGTTGAATGCTTCCTTTATTTGCTATAATATTGTCCTTGATTTTTTCATTCCACAAACCAAGTTGAATCAAATCATTCATCAAATATTTATTTGCTAAAATAAATTCACCTGCTAATGTGCTTCTACTGTAAATATTGCTAGTGATTGGTTCAAAACATTCATTAAAACCTAATATTTGTGATGTGCTGGCTGTCGGCATCGGTGCCAACAAGAGAGAATTTCTTAATCCGAATGTTCTTATAGATTGTTTTAAACATGTCCAATCATATCTATTTGACAAAGGCGCAGCATTCCACATGTCAAATTGAAGATATCCGAGTGATGCTGGAGAACCTTCAAACGAGCTGTATGCCCCACATAGATCATTTGATAAAATATTCATTTCTCCATATACTGGTTTTAATTCATCTAAATGTTCAAATCGTACATCCGGGTTTACATATTCTTCTGCTTTATTCGTGCTCACGGTTTGTGTGTTATTGAAATAATCATGAAATTGTTTCAATTTATCATGTCTATCAATCGCGATTTCATTGCTTTTTTCCAAAGCAGCATGATACATTGTTTCAAATATTAGAATGTTTATCTTTTTTGCTGCGTCGCTGTGAAATGGAATATTCATCATCATAAATACATCTGCAAGCCCTTGAACGCCTATGCCAATCGGGCGATTCAACAAATTGCTTCGTTGTGATTTCAGGGTTGGATAATAATTAATATCTATAATTTTATTCAAATTATTTGTTATTACTTTTGTCACCGCATGTAATTTATCATAATCAAACTCACGAGTTATTTTATTCACACACGTAGGCAATCCAATACTTGCTAAATTACACACTGAAGTTTCTTTTTCATCTGAAACCTGTATAATTTCGGTGCATAAATTGCTGGATTTAATTGTGCCAATATTTTTTTGATTGCTTTTCATATTCGCAGCATCTTTATATAATAAATATGGGGTACCTGTTTCCATTTGAGCATCCAATACTTTAAACCATAAATCGCGAGCATCCATTGTTTTACGAGCTTTGCCAGATAATTCATATGTTTCATATAATTTTTTGAATTTTTCTCCATATACATCAGACAACCCAGGGCATTCATCCGGGCAAAAGAGAGACCATTTTTTATTTTCTTTAATTCGTTCCATAAACAAGTCAGGCACCCATAAAGCATAAAATAGGTCTCTTGCCTTCATTTCTTCATCGCCATGATTTTTTCTCATTTCAAGAAAACTTTCAATGTCTCCGTGCCATGGTTCAAGATAAACGGCAAAGCTGCCGTTGCGTTTGCCTGAATTATGAACTAACCCCATGTCTGTTAAATAATTATGATTGTCAATCATATTGAAATCATACACATCACCTTCGTATTCAATTTTAGTAATTTTTGTAATTGGACTCCATAAAATGTTGTTAGTTGTTGCCTTTACTTGAAGTTGATATTCTTCGGGAACTGTTATTTCGAATTCATGTGATGAAGTTGTCAAAATTCCCAATTTTAATAGTAAATATTTTATTTGATAAATTAATTGTGAATTCACTGATGAATATGTATTTTTTTCTATGTTAAAATTACTGCTTTTAAACATTCCAACGATTAATTTTAATGTTTTTTCTTGAGATAAATGAAGATAATGCGAAGGCATCATTTTTTCTTGGTTTCCTATTAAGATTCCATAAGATTCATAAAAATCTATATTAGAAATAACATATTTTTCATTCACATAAGATGGAATAGGAAACGCCATTAAATTATCTTCTTTTAAACAACCAGCAGAGAGAAAAGATGGCGTAAATTGTCCAGCTTCATTTCGAGTTTCATGATTAATGACATATATTTCATGTTCTTTTGTGACTCTCACCGGAAATAATGAGTTTTCTGTTTCTATTTCAAGAATCTCCTTTTTTACTTTATTTATTATAATTTTATTTACGCGTTTGAATGTTCCATCAAGTGTAATCAATTCATCCAACGTGGTAATGTCCTTCATTTGTTTGGGACCATCTTTAGAATATACAATTGTTTCTGGCGCAAAACATTGGTTTATATAGCGTGCCGTGCTGTTAAACACTTTTAACATTGGCACAATGCCAGCTGTTTTGCCATTTGTTCCACGAATGTGTGAATCTTTACAACGAATATTGTGAATGTGAATTCCAATACCACCGGAATATTTAGATATTTGTGCACATTCTTTTAATGTGTTATAAATTCCATCTACACTGTCATTTTCCATTGCCTGTAAAAAACAAGAACTTAATTGAGGCCTTGGACTGCCAGCATTAAACAATGTGGGGGTTGCATGAGTGAAATATTTTTGAGACATTAAATCATAGGTTTCTTTAATATCATCTATATTTTTACCATGTATTCCAATGGCAACTCTCAACCACATATATTGAGGTCGTTCTACAATAATGTTATTAATGCTATATAAATAAGCGCGTTCAAGCGTTTTAAATCCGAAAAAATCAATTAAATAATCTCTCTCATGACACACCATTTCATCAAATATTTCGCGATTGCTTGAAACAGTTTCCCACAATTCTTGAGAAATAATAGGAGAATGTTCTTCGTGAACATCATAATAATAATATAATTGTTTCATAGCTTCGCTAAATGAAGGACTTGTATTTTTTTGATGATTTGAAACCAGTATTCTTCCAGATAACGTTGCGTAATCTGGGTGATGTGTAGAGAGAGAAATACAATGATCTGCGGTTAATTCGTCGATTTTTGTTGTATGAATTTTGTCGTATAATTGGTCAATTACCTTCATTGTTAAAGAAGAATAGTTTACATTAAGGTTTGCTTCCAAGCCAATTTTTTTAATACGATTTAAAATTTTATCAAACGCAATTTCCTCTAATTCACCATTTCGTTTGATTACTCGCATATTATTTATTTCCATACAAATAAATAATATCATGGCATTATTTTATATCGATTCAGTTAAATTTTATTAAGTTTTATAATATATATGAATAAATATGTATTAACCATAATTTTACTTTTTATGATGAGTGTATTATTATATTCTGCTTCAAATAAAGAAAATTATGATAATTTAGGAAGTGGAATATATCCTGCTTCTGTGAATAATGTATTATTAGAAGATGTGTATCCTGTGAAAAGTAAGTCCGGTGTATCAAAAAATAGCGGACATAACATTTGGTGGCATTATCCTATTTTTGAAGTCGGTTCATACGAACAAATCACGAATAATTTGAAATATCCGAATAATCCAGATGACGGACAATGTATGCCTGCTGAATTTTGTGGCGCGTTATATAATAATCATCAAGCCAAATCTAATATTTCAACAATGCTGCCTCTTGCTGAAGACAATTGCGGATTGCGAATTAATTATTACACAACGCCTAAAACAATGTTTGCTTTCAAACAAGATGCCGGAAATATACTCTATTAATGTTGCTTCAGTTATTCTTCTTTTACGAGAGAAATGATGGTTGTTTTTCCTCCATTTATAGAAATCAAACATTTAGATTCAGGTTCGACTGCTAAAGCAGGTACATTAGTCCTTCGTTTATTTGGAGCACGATGCGAATAATCACCAGTTCTTTCTCTCTTTATAATGTTCCATATATCTTGAATTTCTGAAATATTATCTTGAAACCAACGACGATTTCTTTTTACAAGAACACAACTATATGTTTTCAATTTCCAATAGATGTTTTTAATCCAAGTGAATTCATGTGCTTTCGCTTTCATTTGTTCATTTTCAAAGACATCAAACTCTGTCTTGTTCATATCCAATGGTTTGTAGATGTACATTGGAATGCCTTCTTTAGAAAAATACATGATGATTCCTTTCAATTCACCATTGCTTGTTTCCGTGAAATGGGCTTCTGAGTCACTGTCTATTTCATAATCATGTAGAAAGTCAGATTCATTTTCATATTCGATGAATTGTGTCTCTAAAAAATCGCATTCATTTAAATCACATACTTCCATTTGAAGCTGTATTTGTATCCAATACTCTTTTTTAGGTATTCCATCTATTTCACGATTTACTATATTTTTAATTTCAAGCATTCTTCCATATTTTGGAGAAGTTGGGTTTGTGATGATTCCATCAGGTGACGCACCTAAAAAATCATACTTTGAATGTTTTATACATCCAAATTCTTCAATCTTTGTTTTAACCATTTTTTCGTAGACAAGCACAGAGATGGGTTCATACTTTTGTCCCCAATGAAGAGATGATTCGGTATTTATATGTGGGGTAGCATTATCTTCTATGATTGGTTCCCTTTTGGTAAATGCTGCGCATTTTTCATAAATTATTTGATTTCTTGTTGCGGTTGTTTCAAAAATTTTATATGCGTTGCTTGCTGTAATTAAATTGTTACGAAAATTATGCCATTCTGGCGTTCTCTGAGTATGTTGTGGTTGTGAATGTAAATAATCTATTTTATCTTTAATGTCTTTTATTTTTTGTTTGTCTGATTCATCTTGTTCGTCTAGATTTTCGGTTTCTTTTTTCTCTTCTGACCTTTTTGGAAAAAATAAAATATGAAATAAATCGATAATTTCTTCCATTATTTCACAACATGGAAAAATAAGATTCATATCTTGTAAAAAAATTTCATCAAAATTTGGTTCTGAAATTAATTTCGGGTTTTCATTTATATATTCATCCATGCATTCCAACATGTCTATAATATCATTGTTATCTGGCATTTGTTTTTCATTCGAAATAATATCGTTATCTAGTTGTTCATTTTGATAAAACAATTTTCGCATATTAAATTGAATACTCTTTATTTCATTTATATAATGAGATATTTGTTCCATTATATAAATATTGGTTATTTATTTAAACCCTTGAATATTTTAATTTACAGTTGCCACAGTTGAGTGTTTACTATTTTTAATTGTCCCCGAATTTTTAGCAACAGGTAAACTTTTTAATGTTGAAATGCGTTTTTCTAAATTCTTCAATGTAAAATGTTTGGTTTGTTTATTATAAGTCAATGAAGGTATTTCTTTAATTTGTCCGGTTTCTTTATCATAAATTACATCTTTTACTTTTTGCAGTTTTTTTCTCTCTAAACAGTCTTTCATAAAGGTCATTAATAACACCTCTTCTTCTTCAGACAATTCATGTTCAAGTTTATATTTTGAAACATAAAGAGCCATTTTTTGAATTTTTACAGTCCTGTCTAATTTACACCATGGACCATTACTGTTTGTATTTTTTTCACTTTCTAAAAAAAATTCCAAGCTAGATAAATTACCTGATGATTTTGTTTCTTTAATTGGAACACCACTTAAAAGCATTGTCTTGTATTTAAGGTTTTTTAATTCTGCACATTCTTCACTTTTATGTTCTTCCATTATATAATATAAAGCGTTGAGTTTAACCTCTTTTATATTATATGTTTGAAAAAGAAGAAGAAAAAGAAGATAATCCGAAAAAAATAGTAATTACTGGACAAAATAATAAATATCAAATAAAAAAGGCAACAAAACAACAACAGGTAAACAAGGAACGAACATGCCTTTTAAATAAGGATATTTGTCCCACGTTGTTTGAATTTGACAAACAATATGAATTATTATTATTAAACAAATTACCTGACATTATTACGAAAGAAATAGAGAGAAAAATATTAGGATACAAGCAACAAGACATTAAAAAAAATATATATAATAAAACAGAAATCATACAGATTCAACAAGTAATGGAGAAATTAATTGAATGTAAATTAAATTGTTATTATTGTTTTCAACACATGAAATTATTATATAAAATTGTTAGAGATTCTCAACAATGGACGCTTGATAGAATTGATAATTCTCTCGGACACACACATGCCAACGTTGTATTATGTTGTTTAGAATGTAACTTGAAAAGAAGAATTCAATCAAGTAAAAATTATTTATTTACAAAACAATTAAAACTTGTAAAATCGTGAAAATCGTGAAAATCTTTAGAATAAATATAATATGGAAAAACATTTCAAATGGAGTTTTGGTGAAACATATGAACGGAGCAAACGCAACAGTAACAGTAACAATAATAGTAATGTTGAGTCAACAGCCTATTTAGCAGCATTGAATCATGACGAACATAGTTGGGAAACATTAAATACGAATTCTCATAATAAGAGAGAAGAAATTGAACATAAATTGTCTGAACGAGACATAGTTCCAAGAACAAACATGAATCCTTTTATGCCAAATAATAATTTTTCAGAAGACATTGATACTTTTTTGAAACCCCAAGGGACAAAATTGACAAATGAAAAATAAGAAAATAAAAAATAAGGATTTAAATAAAATAATTAAACTAAATTAATCATGAATATAATTAATTCGACATTTATCACCCAGAATAATTTATTATTAAATAACCTCATTCAATTTTATAAGAATGAAGAAAATTTGTCACGAATGTTGAAAATTATTACAGGAGAATCAATGATTTCTCTCCGCATTGTTGATTGGTTTGCTACAAATTATGCGAAAAAATATTATACTCTTTATACAATTGATGATGATACTGAAAATGGACGAAGATTTAAAGTATATGTTGATTATAAATTGAAATTAAAAGCATATTCTAAAAAACGACTAGACCCTTTTTGTCGTTGGGAACGCATTAACATTCCATATAAAAATGGCAGCAGCATTGAAACCACGATCGGACAATTGAACTTTTTTAAATGGGCGCTTGAAAATAAAGTCATTGATTATATCGAACAACATTATGACGAAATTGAAAAAGATATGAATTGTCGTAATAGCACATCGAAAAGAAAAGAAAATGTAGACAATTCCAAAACACGAAAAAAGAGAGAAGAATTGTCTATTTCAGCGACGAAAAGCATCAAGAAAGAAAAGGTGGAAATTGTTGTTGAATTTCATTGAGTTGAACACATTATAATATTTTGTTTAAGAGATAAAAATTGAAATGATTTTAATAATAATAATAAATCCAACAAATAACAAATCAACAAATGACAAATCAACAACCATCCACCATTTCAATTTACAAACAAATGTTAATAAATAAACTACCTCTTGATACATATTTAATTTATATCATCAAAGATTTTATATTTGATGATATAGTAAGTGGGGATATTAAAATTAGACAATACAAAAGAGATATTGAATGTTTCAAACAAGGTGCTTTGTTAAAAAATAAAATTGAACGACGATATCCAAATTTATATATACCAAGCCAAATTTATAATGGAATTGATATTAAAATGGCTGAATTAAACATCGTAATGATATTGAATGGTCTATTACAGACAAAATTCTTTATAAACACTGGATTGTTATGAATAAAACAGTTGAAGCCAAACATGAATATGACGCAAGCATACAATCTTTTATAGATAATGATTGTATATTTTGGCGTGATTATACATTTAAACTGCGTAAATATGTTATTATGTTCGTTGCTGGAGCAGTTATTAACGATTGGGAACTGGAATGGATAGGAACATCAAATCATAATAATTCACATAGGGATAGTTTAAACCCTTGAAGAATTAGAATGGGACAAAGTCCCATTCTTTTCTTAAGGGTCAGTGACCGGTAAGTTGAAAATTAGGACGCTGTAAGCGTCCCATTTTAAATCTTCGCCGGTTTAAATATAAGTTTAAATAGGCTCGGTTCTGGTGTAAGTTATTTTAATCCTGAAGAGACAACCCATTAATTAAAACAATACTAACTAATTTTCCGATTTTTTGTGTTTCCTTCTTGTTTTATTCTTGTTTATTTTTCTTTTGGTTACATGTGTTTTTCTTTTTTTTTTATGTTTACCTCCTCCTCCTCCAAATTCTAATGTTTCATAAGCATAATCTAGTTCATCTGCTTTAGCCTGTATTATTTCTGTTGGTGGAGGGATACTCAACTCAACATATTTTGATGTTAAAAAAGCAATAAAATCTTCTTTTCTCTCTTGTGCGGACATACCTTGTATATCAGGTTTTTCAGACCATTCTTTAGTAATGTCTTGTATATTTATAGATTGTGTTAATAATCTTAACAATGTTTTGTATTTTATACAATCTTCATCCGTTTCATCACAATCAGAACTTATAGCAGTTAAAGGAGGTATAAGACTTATGTTAATTCGTTCAAGAATTCCTTTATTGCAACTCATTTGATGTTCTCCCTCATATGCTTGAGAACAATCTATAATAAATGAAGCAATATATAATTCTTTAAACTCGTCAGGTTGTTTCATTACATAGTCAACAGTTCGTCCAACAAATACTTTATTTTCGTTAATGAGATTGTTTGCTTTAGTTAATATAGCATTAAGAATTTCTTCTTTTTCAGGCATTTTCTCTCTTATAATATTTCCAAATTGTCCTTTTATATATTCTATCATATCGATGTCTGTATAATATTCATCAGGAACAGAAACACCATTAAATTGTAATAATTCATAATATTTACCCTTATTTATTTTATCTGCTGCGTTATGTATTTCAAATGCCACTCCTGGATGGGCGATTGCTTGACCATTTAGTAGGTCATTGTCCCATATTCCTTCAGAAACAGTTCCGTTAGCATATACCATGCTTCCTTGTCCTTGTCGCATATTATTGTTCCATTGTCCTTCATAAACATCTCCATTCGCATATATCATTCTTCCTTCACCGTTGTGTCTATTGTTATCCCAGTGTCCTTCATAAACAGCTCCATTCACATATTCCATTCTTCCATTACCACTTCGTATAAAATCGACCCAGTGTCCTTCATAAACATTTCCATTAGCATAGGTCATTCTTCCATTACCTTGTGGTGCGCCATTTTCACATGGTCCTTCATAAACATTTCCATTCGCATATTCAATTCTTCCATTACCTTGTGGTGCGCCATTTTCCCATTGTCCTTCATAAACATTTCTATTAGCATAAGTCATTCTTCCATTACCGTGTGGTGTGCCATTTTCCCATTGTCCTTCATAAACATTTCTATTAGCATAGGTCATTCTTCCATTACCACTTCGTATAAAATCGACCCATTGTCCTTGATAAACATTTCCATTCGCATATTCCATTCTTCCATTACCGTGTGCTGCGCCATTTTCCCATTGTCCTTCATAAATGCCTCCATCAGGAAATATCATTTTTCCTTCACCATGTGGTTGACCGTTTTCCCATTGTCCTTCATAAACAGCTTTACTAGCATAAATCATTTTTCCGTTACCTTGTTGCATATCATTTTTCCATTCGCCTTTATAAAAGCCTACACCATCAATTTCTATTGTTCCATAACCGTCACGCTTATCATTTTTCCACTGCCCTTTATAAACACCTCCATCAGGATATGTCATTTTTCCTTCACCGTGTCGCTCATGTTTGTTTGAGCCTTTTACTTCTCCATAATAATTAGCTCCATTTGGATATCTTATATATGTTGATTTTGACATTTATATTATTTGTATATATTTTATTTAATTTGGGTTTATATTTAGAGGGCCATTGGTATTCTTTCAATTCGATTATTTTAAAAAAAATATGTTGTAAATATATGATTAAAAAGTCTGGTATCATGCGCATTATAGGCGAAATTTTAGAATTCATTAATTTTCTTATAATGTTGCCATTTTATATTTTTCTAGGATTTTTTGCGTGGCTATTTCAGAAACGAAAAGTATAACATGATTTATATACAAGAAGATAATAAATACAATAGATAAAGACATTCCGACAACAATTTTTTAGTTACAGCATTTTAACAAAAAAATACAACAGAAAATTATTTTATTTGACATTTTTTATCGTTTTCTAATTGCTTGACTAAAAATAAATAATGCTCTTTCATTCCTCTTTCAAATGCTTCCTTTATTTCTTGCACTGTTAATATTACTTCATCTGCTTTTTCCATTTATTTATATATTTTATTTTATTATATTAAAATTTATTCAGAATAAAGTTATAATGGGAAATAACGCATCTTTTCAAAAGGTTAATTTTGAAAATATACAAGAAATGATAAAATCATCAACCGGATATGTATTAATAAATACATTGCCGTTACATCAACAAGATTGTCTTATTCCGACAACAATTTTAGCTTCAGATGAAGAGACAATTATTAATAAGCATTTGAACAATAAGAATAAAAATATAAAGATTATTATTTATGGGAAAAATTGTTGTGATTCTAAATTAAATCAAAAATATGCGCAATTGCAGGGTCTAGGATTTTCAAACATTTATATCTATGTTGGAGGGATGTTTGAATGGTTATTACTTCAAGACATTTACGGTGCTTCAGAATTTCCAACAACATCAAAACAGTTAGACCTTTTGAAATATAATTCAGAGAGAAATCCTCATTAAAAGACCTAGATTCGACAATTCATCTGCTCGTTTATTTTGAGTTCTATAAATATGGACAAATAAAATGGTGTCAAATTTTTTTTTCAATTCTTGGGCTTCTGTAAATAATGGAACCAGATTTTCAGCGGAAATTTTATATTGTTTATTCATTTGTTTTATTACTAAAAGGCTGTCTCCATAAACAATGAGATTTCTAATGTTCATGTCTCTTGCTTGTTTTAATCCCAAAATAAGACCACTATATTCCGCAACATTATTTGTTTCTTTTTCTCCGACAAAGACAGATGAACCCCATACTTCTTTTCCCGAAGAAAAAATGCAAGCTCCTGCCCCAGATTTTCCCGGATTGCCTTTGCTGCAGCCATCGAAATACATTGTATACTCATTATCTGGATGAATTTTTGCTTGAGCCGAATGAATTTGTGGCAACGACAACATTATAAGTTATTAGATTATACATTTAATAACTTATTTCTTTTTATTTGTTTTTCGTTTGTGTTTGTTTGTTTTCCTTTTACTAGTTTTTCGTTGCGTTTATTTGTCTTTCGCTTGTTTGTTTTGCGTTTATTTGTTTTTCGTTTGCGTTTAGTTGTTTTGGATCCTCCGTATTTATCAAAATTATTAATTTCAGCAGGAATGTCTGGATAAACTTGACCATCACTATATCGCATGTTCCCTTGTCCGTTCTTTTTACAATCACTTTCACCTTCATAAACATCTCCATTACTGTATGATATTCTTATTCTTTGAATGGACATTATACTATAATCATATATAATTACATTTTTCTGCTACAAATGTTCCATCATTCATTTTCACGAGTTTAAAGGGTTTAGAACATCCATGTATCAATTTGCGTTGTATGAATGAATCACACACTTCTTTTGATGCGTGCGGATTTATTTGTTCTCCATTTGAAATAAAGACACCATGGCGAAATATCTGACAATTTAATTGGTCTATAAAAATGAAATCACCGCAATACGGACATTGAACCACTATATTTACTGACATATATTCTCCCTTTTATTATTTTTTGCATCCTTTCTCGCATTTTTTCTCCCATTCTTTCTCCCATTCTTTCTCCCATTCTTTCTCCCATTCTTTCTCCCATTCTTTATCGCATCCTTTCTCTCTTTTTCCGTAATATATTTCAATGGCCTGCCTCGAGGTTTTACTGTAACAGTTCTTGATAATATTTGTAATTGTTGTTGTAATAAAACGCATTCTAATAAAAACATGAATTCAATATCCATCTGTCATTTTTATGTATCATTTAATTTTTATATGATTTATTTACAAGGTTCAAAACAAGTAGTGCTGCCATTATAAATGGAAAAAATACAATTACCCATGAAAGAGCCGTATATCCTGCTTTACAGAAAAAGTTTAATAACCAGGTCCATAATACAATAAATAGAAGTTGAAACAGAATGCTTGCGATATTGAGTTTATAAAACGCACTAATAACTAGAGAAATCACAGAGAGAACAAAATAAATCATCGCGGGGGTGCAGAGTTGTGATAATTTCATCATACTATAACTAAAGTAAATAATTTATTTATTCTTCTTGTTTGTGTATTATTTATTTGTGTTATTTGTGTTATTTGTGTTATTTGTGTTATTTGAAAAAAAAATTGATTTGGAAAATCGGCTTAAATAAACCAGCACAATTAAAACAACCAAAATTCTTGAAATCATGGATCTCATTCAACGCAAACTCACCAAATCTGAATGGGAAACGATTGAAGTGCCAGTTTCGCCAAATGAAATCGAAGTATTAAAATTGATTATGAAAGGTAATGAAAATGTCAATATAAAATACAATAAAATCAATTCTATTTTCACATTTTTAAAAATAGAATATAGTTCTTCAATGGAAGATTATATATTTAATAAATATTTGGCTGATAAAATTAAAATCCTTATTACAAAATATCGCGCAACATATATTATATTATCCGTCAACACAAAACCTGTATTAAAAAAAGCAGACTTGATTCGCATTAGCAAAAACACAATAGAAAATCTTGAAAAAAACAATATTTATGAATATGTGTTATTAGAACACATTGAGAAAATATTAAAATATGCCTCGCAAAATAGTTCAAAGATGGAGTTTCATTATTATACCTTGTATAAATTAATACGCAACAGCATTCCTTTATTGAATCGTCATGTTATTGAAATTGTAAACACGATTCTAACACAGTTGGAATCATCAATTAGCATTACAAATATTATTGAAAACGCGGTAGAATATATTGAGAAAAATAATAACTTGTTGAAATATGGAGATATGATGCTCTACGAACACCAAAAAGAAATATTTACTGTCTGTAAAAATCCAGATGCGAAATTGATTTTATATATCGCCCCTACTGGAACAGGCAAAACATTGACACCAATTGGCTTGTCTGAACAACACAAAATCATATTTGTTTGCGCAGCAAGACATGTGGGATTAGCATTGGCAAAAGCAGCAATTTCAGTAAATAAAAAGGTTGCTTTTGCGTTTGGTTGTTCTAGTGCGGCAGACATTCGTCTTCATTATTTCGCAGCAAAAGAATTCACGAAAAATAAAAGAAGCGGCGGAATTTGGAAAGTAGACAATAGTGTCGGAGACAAGGTTGAAATTATGATTTGTGACATTAAATCATATCTTCCTGCAATGTATTATATGTTGTCTTTTAATTCGCCAAGCAGTTTGATAACATATTGGGATGAACCGACAATCACATTGGATTATCCAGAACATCCATTTCACGCAATCATAAAAGAAAATTGGTCTTCAAATTTGATTCCAAACATGGTGCTCTCTTCTGCCACATTGCCGAAATTACACGAACTTACAGACACGGTGAATGATTTTACTTTGAAATTTAGTGCGTCTAATTCAATGGTGTATAATATTGTCAGTCATGACTGTAAAAAAACAATTCCTATTATTGATAAAAATGGGAATGTCATTTTACCACACTTTTTAAGTGAAGATTATGATGAAATGAAATTGATTGTGGAACATTGTGAAAATTACTTGACCTTGTTGCGATATTTTGACTTGAAAGAAGTTGTCCGATTTATTAGTTTTATACAAAAAGGTAATTATGTTTCTACGAGACATTTTATTTCCCGAAATTTCGCATCCATTGATGACATTGATATGAAAAACATTAAATTGTATTATTTGAAATTGTTAAAAAATATTATGTCTGGAACATGGAGTTCTATTTATCTCACATTGAAAAATACGAGAGAAAAACGCATTATGCCAAATGACACGATTGATTCAAAAGGCATTCATAAAAGTCGCAGCATTGGTCCTGGCATAATGACAACGACGGTAGCGAAAGGCTCTTCATGTTCCAGTAAATATGAAGGCCAATCATTGTCACGAATGTCTAGTGCCAGTGAACAATCACAAACATCTTTATATAATGCGTTGCCTCATGTGAGAGAAACAAACAGCGGCAATTGTGGCATATTTGTGACTACAAAAGATGCGCACACATTGACAGATGGACCAACAATATTCTTATCAAATGATGTTGAAAAAATTGCGAAATTCTGTATTCAACAAGCAAACATTCCTGCCAAGGTCATGTCTGACATTATGGAAAAAATAGAATTTAATAACCGAATAAATGATAAAATTGGCGTATTGGAAAAAGATTTAGAAGACCATGATGCGTCCAAGGCAAAAGAAGAAGAGGGGGATGGAGAGAAAAAAGACCATAAATGTAATAGAAGTCAAACTAATGAAAGCCAAGTTGAAGCAGGGAAAATCAAAACACAACTTGACATGCTTCGGTCTATGATTAAAACAGCAACATTAAATGAAACATTCATTCCAAATAAAAATCTACATTTGAAAAAATGGGCTGAAGATTGTGATGTTACGGGAGCATTTTCCAGCAATATTGAAGAAGAGTTTATTAATGAAATTATGTTACTTGTCGGAGTGGCTGATAGTTGGAAAGTGCTGTTGCTTATGGGCATTGGTGTCTTTACAAATCATGAAAATATCGCATACACTGAAATTATGAAAAAAATGGCGGATGAACAAAAATTGTATATTATTATTGCTTCTAGTGATTATATTTATGGAACAAATTATCAGTTCTGTCATGGATACATTAGTAAAGACCTGGATTTGACACAAGAGAAAATTATTCAAGCAATGGGACGAATTGGACGTAATAATCTACAGCAAAATTATTCTGTTCGCTTTCGCGATGATGAACAAATTATGAAATTATTTACAAGTAATACAGAAAAACCTGAAATTATTAATATGAATCGTTTGTTTAATTCTGCCATTTAGGATGTAATTAAGTTGTAAGTTTCAGATAATCTAACCGATAATATAATATTTTTTCTATTATATTATCATGGAAAAAAGAAGTCGGCATTTCAGTAAAAAATTAAGAAAATATTCTAATCCTGAACTCGCACAAAAAATGGCATATCGTTATTTTGGTAAAACCGCAAAAATATATTCGTCTTCTAACAGAGAGAAAAAATATGATATTTATGACCCACGACATAAAAGATGGATCCATTTCGGACAACTTGGATATGAAGATTTTACCAAACATGGAGATTTGAAACGCCGCCGCAATTATTTGACGCGTAGTGGGAAAATTCGCGGCAATTGGAAACGAAATCCTTATTCTGCAAATAATCTTTCACGAAAGATTTTATGGTGAATAATCTTCACCAAAATAGTTAGTTATTTGTATTTGTAAAAAAAACGTTTAATTAATTACTTAATTAACCATGTCTCTAAATACTGTATTTCTTCTGCAAAGCGGACATCTATTCTGCCCGTAAGTTAAACATGTGGTAAAACATGTTCTACACAATTCATGACTACATGTCAATCGCAGCCTAGCTACATTTCTGTCCAGGCAAATTATACATATCATATTTTGTTCTTGTTCTTGTCTTGCTCTTTCAGCTTCGGTAGAGGCAGCATCTTCTTCTTGTCTGGTTCGTTGATTTCGCTCAGCATCTGTCTCTGGAAGTGTGTTAATTTTATTCCGAATGTAAAAGGATGGAAATACATTTCTTGAAATATATTTGTCGTAAAAGGTTTCCGCATCATCTTCGTCCAACGCATCAGCATCTTCCGCGGCTTGTCCTTGTAAATGATCATTGCCTACGCATACAAATTCAATATTATTACTGGTTAACACATCACATGTAAAGTCCTGATTACAATATCCTTTTACATTGTTAATAAAATCACACATTTTCCAATCAATAGGAATGTTGTATATTTTCGAAAAACTTGTTCGAACCACTTTAAAATAACAACATATGTATCTTATTTCTTCATGTGAATGAATGTGTCCTGTTAATCTATTTCCTTCTCTTGAAATTATTGTGTTCGAGTTCATTATTTATTTGGTGTTGTTAATGTCTTTCTAGGTTCATTAAAGCATTTCATTTTTATTTTTAATGCTTCTGTCTGCGTCTAGTTTTATTTCTGCCATATTTACAATGCTGTTTTTGTGAAAAACCTTTTGGATGGTTACAATCAATGCTGCGTTTGTATTTTAATGACCATTTCCCGCCTTTTAATGTTCTTTTTTCCATAACATAAAGAGAGAAATAAGTATTCGAATATTATTTGCCTAATTTATGAAATTGATAAACCTTCTCTCTTAATTCAATGTAATATTGAAATTGTTGTTTGCTTCTAACTTCCTTTTCGTATATTTTACAATTTCCTGTCGCATATTTTTCCGTCTTTTCTTTTGTAATTCCTGAAGTAGGATTTGATTGAATGATTGTATTGTAAATGCGAATTGTGGACCAACCTTCCAAGACTTTTTCAAAAATAAAAATAATGTCTTCTCCTGAAACATCCCTTTTCGCCATCTTTTTCTTCTCTCTTCGCTCTTTTTTATTTTGAATGTATGTTTTATTGTTTTGTTGATTAAGTGGTTCCATTGATTGATTGTATACATTCACTTTAATATTATTTCATTGATAATTTGCTTCCAATTTCCTTGTAATAATATCCGTTGTATTGTATATCTTTATTGTAACATTTTGCCAGTGTTTTGTCACTCATTTTCAGTTGTTTTATACAATCATATTTACTCACAAATTCCTTGGTTAATTTATTTTCTGCGTCAAATTGACCGGCACCATTTTTATACAAAAAAGGTTCGCCACCACATTGTTCTTCAAATGCTGATTTTAATTCATCCTCACAATCATCATACAATTTATAGTATGAATCTTTTGTTAAACTGAAATTTTTTACCGGATTGTCTAATGCTGCCGTTGATTGGTATCCATTCATATGTGCCGCTGTTTTTCTATCAATAAAAACATTTACAATTTCAGTTTGTTCTTTATTTATTTGCGCAATATATCCTAAATTTTGTATCTTGGTTTGTTTTGTTGGTTCAATCTTATGAATGATACTTGGGTCTAATTCACGATCTACAAACAACCAACGAAACCCATTATATACTAAATTTTCCATTACAGCCTTGGTCAAACTAGGGCGTTTCATTTTGGTGTCTTCTTTCATACATTCAGACACGGTTTCATGAACTTTTACAAGTTGTAATGTTTCTGGATGTATTTGTTGTAGTCTTGGACCAATTGTTGCCAATGGTTGACTAAACCCTGTTGTGATTTTGGGTTCTTCTTTTGGTGTAATTGTCATTTTTTCTTGTAGTATTTTTTCAAGATTGTCAATTTTAGATGACATTGATTTTATCATATTAATTAATTCATGTGTTAATGGACTGTCATTTCCGTCTGTTTTTAACTGTATCATCATTTTTAATTGTTCGTTTTCTTTTTCTAATTTTCGTATGTCATTGCTGTCAAAATAGGTAAGATTGTTATTGATTATTTTCAATATGGTTTTATAAGAAAGATTTTTCCCAATCAAAAATAATTCAACCTCGTTTTCATGATTTAATAAATTGTTTACTCGATTTCCTCTAATGTCTTCGTGATTGTGTAAAAATTTCTCAAATTCATGACTTGTGTTTACCGAGAAGCAATCCAACAATAAACATTCGTCATATTTGTGTTTATGTTCATTGTAACGATTCATTATTCCTTTTCGACTCTGACCAATTTTAATAATATATTCTCCAGTCTTGAATGTTTTTACTTTAATAATATAGACAATAGACCCTATAGTTGCATATTGATCTAATAATACTTTTTCTCTTTCCAAGCATTGTTGCTGTTTTAATTTCATTTCCAATTCTTTGTCTTTTGATTCTTCTATTTGTTGGATCTCTGTATTTTTTTGTTCCAACTGTTTTTGTAAATCATAGATGCCATTTATCCTTAATTCTTTTATAACTTCATATACCCAATTTTGAAATTTTTCAGCAATTGTTTTTCTTGATTTAAACAAGACTTTATATAAACCTTTTTCAGTAAGAAATGAAACATTTTGTGTTCCGCCGTGGGTTTCCATAGTATGGACTACCTTTTCTGTTTCATTAAATTCATTAATGCTTGTTCTTATATTAGAAATTTCTAATATAGCACCAACATCACTTGCTCTAAATAAAGGGTCATTTAGAGTTCCTTTAATAGTAATTTCAGTATGCAAAGTGTTTGTGTTAAATGCTTTGACTATTTCCATAGGTCGTATATATACATATACACCCTTTTAAGTTGTTTTGTTGTTAACACCCTTTTACACCGAATGACGATTATAAAGTGAAATAATTTAAATAAATAATTATCTTATAAACACAAATGGAACAAATAAACATAGAAATTTTAAAAAATGAAGATGTCCAAATAGAATTAAGAAAGAAATATTATGATAATTTATCTTCAACAAAAAAAGAATTAGGACAAAAAGGAGCTTATTCGACAACTTTATGTTATTGCAACCGAATTCATAGTAAAACATCGGGAACTACACAACGACACAAATGGTCAAAAACACATAAAGATTATCATATAAAAATTAAAAATGAAGAAAAACTAATTAAAGAAAATAATCCAGAGTTTTTATTATGGGATGATGGTGAGGTTTTATATAAAAATCAATTTATTAAATATTATTATTTTACAACAATTGATATATTAAATAATAAGAATTTCAAATGAAAACTGTATAATTTAAAACTCCGCATATTATAGAAATTGATGTTAACATAAATAGCAATAAGAAATATATTTGTGAAAAAAGTTGGTATATTAAACAACTCAAGGATATTAGTTTATGCGAAGATTTTAAAGAAAAAGTTTGTATATAATACACATTTATTTAGTCCGTGTTTGAACTGTGTAATGTCATAAACTTTTATAATTATTTTACCGAATAATTATAAATAATCTTATACAAATGGAAGTCCATACTATGGACTTCCTTATTATATTCAATTAAGTTCATTACTTATTTTATAATAAATGAAATGTTTAAATGTTTAATTCATCCGCATGTGCGTTCGCTTGTGCTAATTTTTCATGAATTGATACTTTATTTGATTTAGTTCCTATCCATATTTTTTCTAATTTTGGATTTTTTTCTATTTTAAAGAATTCTCTGCTTCTGGTTTTTTCAGGATTTAACCATTCATGATAATAAACAACATATTTCCTCATATTTTCTTTTGTAATTCCTTCTGGCAATGGTTTTGCGCTTGTTTTCCTTGCTCTTAAAGTGTCTTTCATGATTCCTTTTGTGTTTTGGTCTTGCTCTTCTCTTGTTGCAATTCTTAAATTTTCCCAACTATTATTTAATGGGTCTCGGTCAATATGGTCTACACTAATATTTTTTGTTCCTTTTCCATTTCCATAACAATCTGTTATTATTTGATGAATGTATAATTTATTGCTTCCACCAATGTATCCATTATTCATTTTAAACCATGTGATTTTTTTACCATTATTTTCATTTAATTCGTAATCTAATATCTTTTGATAACTTATCGGACATAATTTACATACAGTATCTTTTTCGCAATACATTAATAAATATTCTTTTTCATTTTCTTGAATTTTCCATATAGGATTTTTCATAAGATTTGCGTCTTTACCCAATGTTAATGTGTGGCTTGAAACATAATATATTTCTTCTGGTGCATATTTAGTTGTCATTATTTTTTCGGAGTATTGATAAGAGTTCATTTGTTATGACATTGATTATAAAGTTAAATTTATAATCAATTTTTTTAAATAACATAATTCAATTTGGACATTTTAAGTTTCCCATATGAGAAAGGGATAAATTTGTTATCAACATTTTGCTTTAATAACTAAAAAACGTTATTAGTTATTAAATAAAATAAAATAATATATTTGTAACCCACACGCTTAATTGGAGTAAGCACGCAGTTTATTGTATATTTCTATACAATGCGGACTATTCTTTAAGTTATCACAGAGAATCGCTACTTCTCTCAAACCCATTCCATTATAGTCTCTGAACCTTCTTCTTATGCTTGCTTTGTCGCACTTAGAAGCTTGGCTGCAGATTGTCCAATCCTTTTCGTTGTCACTATGCTCTAGGTCATTATCCCAAGTATTTTTTACATTTTCACGCAAAAAAGTAGTAGAAAAGGCTATTAGGATGTTCCTGCATGTTAGAAATGTTGCCTCTTTAAATTCCAACTCATAAAATAGTCAGAAAGAAGAGACTAGCTGGTTATATAATGCGACATTTTCGCATATCTGCTTTACACTGTTTATCCATATTAGGAAGCAAATATCTAATATGGCAGCCAACTGTTGGGTCCTGATTAACAACAAAAATTGTGTTAGGTTAAGACCTCCCATGCCCGACATAATTCGTAGCACGTTGTAGTTATAGGCATACACTCTGACCTTGGCGGTGTTGGTTCCCTGAACCGTAGCATTTGACAGCACAAGTTGAAGTGTCGCATTGTCAATTCTGGAGAAGTTACAGGTCCCGCTCGGTTGATGCTCTTCCGGTCTCAAGGCAAATGAATAAACATTGATGCCTTCATCGGGGCATCGAGTGTGTGACTGGTAAGGCTGAACCCACGAGAAATAAGAGCCTTCACGTTCAGAGAAGCGATCCTGACCGTTGAGCTGCAACTTGGCAGTGACAACGGGGTTCTGTCCCCAACAATGCATGTCAATAGAGGTTTCAGCAAGGACAAAAGTTCCGGCATCAGAGACGGCGGATTCAGGACCCGAGTGTCCAGCATCGAGGTGTGGTTGACTGTAATAGTCATTAGGTCCATTCCAATATCCTGAAAGCTGATTGACATTTACATCAAATGCTCCAGCATCCGTAAAAAGTCCATTGGCATCAATAAACGCACGGCTGTCATGAGCGACCGATTGAGGGCCACCAAAGGCATGGATTGCGTTTGGAAGAGCATCGACAGCATCTGTGTAGTTGAATGGCTGCGCACCAAGAACCTTGAAAAGAGTGGCATCGCAGCTGAGAGACGAGCAATAATCGACATTCTGATCAGGCTGCACAACCCATATCAATTCTTTCACTGGGTGGTTGAAGTTAAGTTTAATCTTGTTACTAGACGACCCGACAGACTCGTCGCCGGTGAATTGTAGTTGGGTGATAAGATACTCGTGGGGGTTCTGTGCCATACGACGACGTTCGTCCGTATCGAGAAACACGTAATCAACATAAAGAGAAGCAGCTACGAGTGACTGGTTGTAGGCAATGGTGGCAGGAACAGGGTTGCCGGGAGCGCTGCCAGAGTTAGGACAGGCGAGAGATGTAACTGCCCATAAACACTGATCAATTGGGCGAATATCGAGATTGATTTTAACTTCGTGATACTGTACATCACGTTATACCCCACCTTTCGGTGTATTTCATGTAACAGAGGGAGTAGTACTTATCTTAAACCATCATTAGTGTTGATTAGACACTTCAAGTCCAAAACCGTAAGTGCGTTGAACCTTCCTCATATCCTTATCATAACGGACTTAGAGGCTTGGCTGCGGATTGTCTATTTCAGGCTTATTTGCCTTCATCTGTGGGATTTTTACCATACCTGAGTTCATTATTTCTCAGCCATTTTAAACTTTCGCTTAAAAATTGGTACCTACAGCTTTAAGAGTTTCCCGAACAATTTGGTCTTGTCGCCGCAAGTTGAATTAACAACAAGCAACTAGCATCTGGGAATAATTCTGAGACCCTAACATATTTTCCCTAAAGAAGAGCTCAGGTTCTTTAGGATGGATACTTTTCTGCCCTACAGTATTCAAGGCAATAAGAGGCAAACTCAAACCAGGATTGGTGTTAAACCAAAACTGAAGAGGAATGTAAAGAGTGGTTTCAGGAAGAGCATTGCGAGGAGCGCAGACCTGACGAGGAGCTTGAGAGTCGCAAGGACCATCAACATCAGAGAAAGATGGGTCAGTAATAAATGTAAGTTGTGTCGTGTTACCAATCATCTTAAAATATCCGCGCTGCTGTTCAGCCGTCATAGTGAGCTGATTCCAAATGTGCATGGAATCACCATATTGACGGTCAATTCGCTGACCTCCGATTTCAACTTCAACCTGAGCAATAAGCTGTTCTCCAGGATAATCCAACCAACGAGCATACACGCCAGCACTGTTGTGGTTTGCGGAATATGATTGTCCGTTTCCCATTGATTGATTGATTTCAGGAAGAGTGACTTGAAGATAGGTGCGATAAGCCAAATCACCATTTCGGCTAATCACACACTGAACACGACGACCAAAGTCAGCCTGTCCATTAAAAGTCTGCTCAATAGATTCAATTGAAAAGTTCGTGTAACGGCGATAAGTCACCTTCCAGAAAGTAATTTGAGGATTTCCCGTAAGGTAAACATCTTGTGCGCCATAAGCTACTAATTGCCGTTGTGTTTTACAGATTGTGCATGCTTATTAATACACAATCACCTGACCTTTCGCGACAGGACCAGACTATACATTAAACATCATCAGGCTAGTTAGACCATCATTTGACATCCACCGATTGTAGTCGTTGAAATTTTTCCATATGCTTACTATAGCGCAATTAGGAACTTGTCTGCGGATTTTCCATTGTTTCATCTTTAGCGTTTTTACCATTGGGTTCGGTCATTACCCGAGTTCCTTTTATTTTTTTCAAAATAAAAGTGGTAGCTAAAAGCTTTAGGAGGTTCCCGCAATTTATGGTGTCGCGTATAATTTTTACAATTTATACACTAGAGGGTTGCACTTTTTTCAAGCCCCCTGTTGTTGACTATTTTAACAGTTGCCCGTTTAAAGTTTAATCAAACCTCCAGCCATGGGTCGTTATATTATTACTAAAGAAAAAAAAATAATATTTTGATTTAATTAAATTAAAATGCTTAATAAAATAATTCTACCGTTTCTATTGTTTTTTCTGTAACATTATGTATCCAGTAATTGATTTGGTCTTTTAACACTGCAATGCGGCGATCCCATTCTTTTTCTTTTGATTTTACAATATTTAATAATCCTGATTTATTTATTTTCCAACAAGACTTGATTATTGCACCATCATCATTAATATATTCATCAGGATTAAATCGAATAAAGACAATCGAACGATGTCCTAAATCTCTTGAGATTTCCATTATTCTTTTATTTTCACAACTACAATCATATGAATTGTGTTTATTTTCATCTATTTCAACAATTATAATATGACTGCCAACATCTAACAATAAATCAGGGCGGCGTCTGGAACATCCATCCATAATTTTTTTATCATGAACCCAAGTAAAATCCCTAAAGGTCTCGGTTATTCTATTTACCACATCAGTTTCTTTTGTTTTATAATTTCTAGATACTTGTATTTCAGGAAATAAATAAAAACAACATCTAGAACAATAACCATTATATTTATTGTGACCAACTGTGTGACACCATTCAGATTTGCATAAACGATAACCATCGCATATTTTGCAATACGACCTTAATTTATTGTGGTAACATATGCCATTCCCTTTACAGTCAATACAAATGTCTCTTCTTTTATGATGTTCGCAAATTTCATCACCATCACATTCAACACAGTGTCGTTTATATTTTCCGTGTTCACAGATGCCGACACCTCCACATTGCTTACAATACATCTTTTCTTTTCCGTGTTCGCATATTGACGAACCTCCGCAAAGTTTGCACCGATATTTTCTATTTCCGTGTTCACATAAGCTAGAGCCTTGACATTGTTTACAATGTTCTCTCCTTTGTTTATGTTGACAGATGCCTCCACCACCGCATTCAACGCATCGGTATTCTCTTTTTCCGTGACAACATTTTTTAGGTTCATATTTTTTTAAAGGCTGTTCCATTGTATTAAAGATAAATATATGGTTAAAAATCAGTTCAATTTTATTTTAGGGTCATCTAAAATTTATATGAAATCACTTAAAAAGACACCATATAATATAGTACAATGGAAGTTATCACAAGCGCATTGAATCATAAAAACGACGAACTCTTTACTTTAATCAAATCTCAAATGACTGAAACAGATGAAGAATTATTTATGACAAGTTATTATTTATATTTACAATATGGAAAGGATAATGCCGCATTTGTGGTTGATTTTGATATGGTTTGGAAATGGGCTGGATTTGCAACTGTTGGAAATGCCAAAACATTATTAAAAAAACATTTTATTGAAAATAGAGACTTTAAACTCGCTTTTGCGGTTGCAAAAGCGGTTTTAGAGTGTGGACAAAACCAACATGGTGGACAAAATAAAGAAAAAATATTATTAACGGTAAACGCATTTAAAAAATTTTGTTTAAAATCATCCACAATTAGAGCAGGTGAAATATGCGATTATTATATAAAAATGGAAAATATAATGCATCAATACACCGAAAATCAATTAGAAAAATATCAAATGAAAACAATAGAACTTCAACAAAATCTAAAACAATCACAAATAGAAACATCCGTGAAACGGAGTGAAGTCTTAATTGAAATGTCAAAAAATAAAAATTTGGTTTATGTTTGTAAAATTCAACAATTAGATAATGGAAACACAATAATAAAAATTGGAGATACTAGTGATATTGAATCGCGAATGAAAGCACTTAACGCTAAATTTGCGTGTAAAGTAATAGTATTAGATATATTTCTGTGTGATAATAGTTATAGGTTCGAACAATTTTTACATAATAGTCCAGAAATAGTAAAATATAAATATACAACTGTAATAAATAATATGTGTTCTTCAACCGAAACATATTTGATTAATAATTACAAACAATATGATAAAATTGTAAGGTTTATTAATGATAATATTTTGAAATTTACAAAAGACATTGAATTTATGAAATTATTAATTGAAGATAAAAAATTAAATGTCGAAAAGGATAAAATAACACTTGAAAAAGATAAAATCAATCTTATTAATGGTTTAATGCAAATGTGTAAAAACATTGAAGAAATTCATAATTTATTGGATAAAGTATTTAATACAAATGAAACACAAAGCGAAAACATAACCCAAGAAGAAACAACACAACAAGAAACAAAACAAGAAACAGTCGCGGAACAAGATACATCTACTACCAAAACAGAAACAACCCAAGAAGAAGCCAAACAAGAACCAGTCGCCACATCAGCATCCATATCACACATTCAAGGACCGGTTATTCAAATATATCACAAAGATGATTTGTCAAAAGTTGTGAAAGTGTTTAATAGTATTAGTGATGCGATTCGTACATTTAACACATATCAACCAGGCGACGAAAAACCATCATTTACATCAATAAAACTTGCGTTTCAACATAAAACCTTATATTTAGAACATCGTTGGAATTTGATTAATAGAGATGAACCAAATCAGAATCAAACAAGAGAGATTGGCGAAACAGTGACAACGAAACAACGAAAATGTGGACAAGTTGCAATGTTAAATTTAGATAAAACAAAAATAGTTAAGGTGTATCCTTTGTCAAAGGATGCCGCCGCAGATATATTACAACACCCATCCGCGATTTGTTCTGCTATAAAATACGGGTCTGTATTACACAATCATTATTGGATACATCTAAAAGATTTGCCTGTTTCTCTCAAAGAAGAATATGAAAAAAACAAACCAATTCCAGAAAAAACACCAAACATCAAGGGTATAAAAATTAATGTATTTAATGTGAAAACAAATACATTAATAAAAATATTTAATTCATATGTTGAAATAAACAATGAACTAAATATATCAACAAAAACAATAAAAAAATACATGGCAACCGGTGAAGCATATAACGGAACATATAAATTTACATTTGTTTAGAGAGAACCAACGCTAAACCTAATTGCCAATACAAATGAATAAATCATTTGATTTTGTGTTATATTCAAGACCGGTGTAACTTATGTCATCCCTTTTAATAAGATTATATTTTGCTATAATGTCTAACACCGTTTGATGAGTTACAATATATACGCAAGGATCGCCAAAATAATGTAATTTAAAGTTAATTGAAATGGCATTTTCAATTTGATCATCAACCTCATAATCAACGTATTTAAACCAAATGTTTTCTGGTTCACGTAGCTGAATTAATTCTTCATTAGCGTTTTCCCTGTATGGAAAACGAAATATCATTTTTGTAATTATGATATAAGTAGTTATTTTATTTTACTACAAGATTTTAATTCACGAAATTTTCGTTGTAATATTTTTACAGATTTTATTATTCCATTCCAATCATATTCCCACATAACAACTAAATTATATCCCATAGTTTCAATTACTTTTTCTCTCTCTTTTGCATTTTGATAAAGTTCTCCATAATTTTTATCAAGATAATTACATTCATCAGGGTCGCAACAACGTGGGTCGCCGTGATATTCTGTTCCGTGAAATTCATAAATAGTATTGGTTTCTACACAATATCCATCAGCACTCCATCGTGTATTTGGTAGTTTATATTCACCATCATTTTCAGCGTGTTGAATGTGATTTTGATGTATTTTTGATATTAAAGTTAAATATTGAATTGCTTTTTTGGAATAGTTTCTATGAGAACATTTGGGGCAACCACATCCAGATAAATGGTCGCTTGGGGGTTGTAAAAATTCTCCATGTTTTTCACAATTAATAATTACTTTAGTTAAACTATTTATATAATGTACTTTTGAATAATCATATTTATCTCCATGTTTAATTATTGCTTTTTTAATAAATTCTTCTGTTGAACTTTTATGTTTTAATGAACGACTAATGTTACAACAAGCATTACATCCACGTCCAGATAAATGACTATGTGGTGTTTGTAAAAATTCACGGTGTTCTTTACATATTATAATAACATTAGATACACTATTTATATATTCTACTTTTGAACAATCATATTTATCGGGATGAGTTTCTCTCGCTTTTTTAATGAAGACTTCTGTCGTAATAATATCTATACAATTAATAATCATGATATTTTCATTTCAATTTTTATATGCACAAGATAAAGTATTTGAATAATTTATATGTAATAAAATTATATATAAATTAACACATTAAACCACATAAATAATAATTCTGATTAATTACCAATATTAATTTGTAAATCATTTGTTTTTGTATTATATTCAATTCCTTCATAGCTTACATCAGTCCTTTTAATAAGATTATATTTTTTTATAACATCTAATATTGTTTTATGAGTTATGATGTAAGTATAATTGTCTCGAAATTGTTGTATTTTAATGTCAATGGCAAAAGCCATTTCAACTCTGTCATCAAAATCATAATCCACATATTTAACCCAAATTTTTTCTGGTTCATATAGCCGAATCAATTCTTCATTATTATTTTCTTCATAACGAAAATTGAATATCATTTAATTATAATAATAATAATTTTATTTTTATTATGTTGTTTAATTATTTAATAAGTTTTAAATTTAATTATGACAATGACTAATATAAACGAATCTCACAGTATTTTAACTAAACATACAATTCAAACCGTGAGGTGTGTAATGTCGCACAGATTTCAACGGCAATCATACGACGAATTACTGAAACTGGAGAGATTTATAATGGATATAAATGGAAACTTGTTTGTTTGTAAATTAAAAATTGATTTGATTTATTACCATGCTAATAACAACAACTTAACACAACAACCCAAAGCAAATCTCAATTAAAATGCAATCACAAAACGAAACCACATATGAAATATGTGCGATTTGTTTGGAAGATGTAAAGCGTGATTTGTTTACGACAAAATGCGGTCATCAATTTCATTATGGTTGTATTCATCAATGTGATATGACACATCGTGGTAAATTTTATGATCCTGAAGAATTAGAAGAATTGTTTGGAAATTACAGTTATTATAAAAGAATGATAGATATTAATGATAACGATTCACCTTTAAGTTGTCCGTTGTGTCGTTCTCCTATAAAATCAATTCGTGAAGAGAAACAGGTAATGTTAAAAAATCAGATATCTTTATCTGTTGCCCAAGATGTTAAAATCATAAATCCACGCCACAATTGGAAATGTAATCACGATGATGAACCAACATTAAAAAATAAGTTTCAATCGCAAAAAAGAAATACTAATAGTAAATTAAGATTTCGTCGATTTAATAAGTAATTTAAGCATTTTTTATTTAAAAAAATTGAATTGCTTTTTACCGTATTAATAACATCAACTTAACAACCAACACAACCAATTCAATTAAAAATGCAAGCACAACACGAAACACAACAAGAAGACCAAGAAATGTGTGCAATTTGTTTGGAAAACATCACTCGAGATTATGTTTTGACAAAATGCGGACATCGGTTTCATTACACATGCGTTCATGCGTGCGATATATCAAATTACTCCAACTCTTATACACGAGAAGACATGGAAGAATTATTTGGAAATTACAGTCATTATAAAGAGATTCTGGACGCAGAAGCAGAAGAATATCCGTTAACTTGTCCAATGTGTCGTTCTCATCTAACTCCGATTCGCAATGATCCGATTTTGAATAAAACCAATAAAATGTCGTCAAACAAGAAACATAATAAATATATCATAAATGAAAAATCGTATACATTTATGATATATGACGAAGAGCGCCGCGGACATAAATTTAAATCACAAAAAAGGCATACAAACTACAAGATGACTCATCGAAGATACAACAAATAAACTAATTCAATTCTCTAATATTTTGCTCAAGTCAAGATTGGATTTCATAAATTTCAACAAGTAACTATCTAATAAAATCTCTTTTTTTCCCTCGTGATTTTTGGAAAACACATATGACTTGTTGTTTCGATGAATAGTCCACCCTTCTTCGAGAGCATTAAATAATAGAATCATTTTATGTAATGTAGTTTTATCAATATCATTTTTATCAATTTTATCAATTTTAATTTGTTCCATTTATAAAAAAGAGAAATAAAGTAATAAAAATAAACATAATATGCCTAGTTTTAAGCCTAAACCACAAAAAAAGATAAAGTTGAATAAAAAAAGTTCAACTACTTTGGACGGAAAGCATAATGAATTTTTGAATGAATTTATAAGAGATGAAACAGATAATATTCCTCAATTAAAGGAAGAAAAGCAGTCTTTGAAAGAGAAATTAAAAAAGTCAAAACATTCAAAAAACATTGACCAAGTCATGGAGATACAAGACAAAATCGCTGAAATAAAACAAACCATAAAGGAACTTAAAAATAAAAAGAAGTCATATTACTTGGACAATTCTAAATATATATTTGATTATTTTGAAAATAAAAAAAACATTTCTGAAATTCAACAAGAGCAACAACAAAATACGAAAAATAAATTGCTAGACAATTTTTTCAAGATAAAAAGTCCAGAAAATGAAGACACCTTATCCGACAACAAAAGTCAAACAAACATTGTAAATAAATATTTGAGTAATATAGATGACAGTTTTTTAGATATTAATCAATTTATGTGTCAATCAGATATATGTAAATTTTGTTTCAAAGGTGAAATGATTCCATTAGAGGATGATGGAATGTTAATATGCAATGCGTGTTTTAAAAACATTCCATATTTAATAGAAAATGAGAAACCTTCATATAAAGAGCCACCAAAAGAAGTGTGTTTTTATGCGTATAAAAGAATAAATCATTTCAAGGAAATATTGGCACAATTTCAAGGAAAAGAGACCACTCAAATACCCCCAGATGTTATTGAAAACATCAAACAGCAAATAAAAAAGGAGCGCATTTCTATTGCGCATATAACAAACAACAAAACAAAAGAAATATTGAAAAAGTTGGGCTATAATAAATACTATGAACATATACCATTTATTAAAGATAAGTTAGGAATTAAACCGCCCATCATGACTCCCGAATTAGAAGACACCTTGTGTAATTTATTTATAGAATTACAAGCACCTTATTCCAAATTTTGTCCGGATGATAGAGTGAATTTTTTAAATTATTATTACACAGCCTATAAATTATGTGAATTGCTTGGAGAGACACAATATTTACAACATTTTCCAATGTTAAAAGACATTGAAAAGAGAATAGAGCAAGATTGTATTTGGAAACAAATATGCGAAGAATTAGACTGGGAATTTATTCATACTATTTAGACCATTGAAGAATGAAGAATTAAAGTCCTCCAACTAATTTTGATCCAATTGAAAATCCGGCACCGAATCTGGCGGGGGATGCCATAGATGGCAAATATGTGTCAAGAATAGAAAAGGTAGCCGCTGCGGTTAATGATATAATTGCGATTTCATCAAGATTCAACGACCTTTTAGGAATTGCAAACGCAACAATCGCAACCATTAAACCTTGAACTAAATACTTGATTATTCGTTTTATTAATTCATTCACATTTACTAATCCGTTCATTATATTAAATAATAAGAAAAAAACTTAAATAATTCAATTCAACTAAATATAATGAACGAGAAAACCCCGGCAAATACTATTCCTTCTAAACCAATCAATTTTGAAAGAAAGCTTACTAAAAGTGGTAAAAAGAATAAAAAATATGTGGATTTACTAGAAGAAGACAAGCCCATTGCAGGACAAAAATTCGTATGTGTGTCATTTGTCTCTCCTGAAAAAATTTTAAAGCAAAAAGAAATTTTTTATTTTCAGGAATTCCTAAAGAAGTGGGATTTTACAAAATCAATGGAAAAGTTCGTTCAATTTTTGAATTTTGTGTCATTCAAATATAACATCAATTTTAACGACATGACAGACGATTTTAAGGACTTTGTAAAAGAGGAGCGTTCTAATCTAACAAATCTAACCATTGAAGATGAATACAAAACTTTTTTAGATAACAATGAAGAAGATTTGGAAAAAAGATTTGGGGTTGAACATAATTTTCAAACGAGTACACGAGGACTAAAAATTCGTGGTGTGTTTCCAACTTTAGAAGAAGCCGAACTAAGATGTAAAATGTTAAGAGAAGTTGACCCAAATCATGATGTATTTGTTGGTCCAATTGGATTATGGATGCCTTGGGAACCAGAAGCATATAAAACTGGTCGTGTAGAATACATGGAAGAAGAATTGAATAAATTAATGCATGAAAAGACAAAGAATGAAACAAATGCGAAATCAGCATTTGAACAACGAGTAAAAGAAACAAAACAAAACGCAATAGAAGATAATATTAAAAAGGCGGAAAAATCTGGTAATGTGCTTACTCAGTCAATAGATGATAATGGCAATTTAATTGGAGTAAATACCCAAGAACATAAATTGAGAGAAGAAAATAAAGAAATTTCAACAGCTGACATTAGAAAAGAATTGTTTGAGGATGATAATATTCTAACGAGTAAAAAGCGGTAAAAGGGTTAATAATAACAACCCCAAAAAATAATATTTGTTTTAATATATGTCTCTTATTAAAACAAAAAAACATTATAAGAAAAGTAAAAATCAAGGTAAAACAATAAAAAATAGCACATGTAATATCTTATTACCAGGATATGTTTCTTTTGAAAATAAAGAAAATTATAACGCACATAATAATAAAAAAATTATAGATTATTTTAAAAAACAAAACAGCTATGAAATGCAACAATTATTACGAAATGATTATTATGAATATATTTGTAAAAACACGCATCAACAAATAACATTAAATAATTCTCAAAAATATATTGGAAACATTAATTCGAATACTTTATTACAAGATAAAATATACAATCAAATGATTGAATTGGTTCATTTAAATAAACATAAAAATAAACATTTTAACAATTTTTATGAATCTGCCAAAAAAAAAATTTCACTCGAAACAGCGAGAAAATACATAAATGAAATGGTACAGTATATTGATGAGTGTATGTTGGACACCACTAAAAATAACTTATGGAAAATGTTAGCATTTTTTAATAAAAATAGAATTGTTTCAGGAACTTTACCTTTATCCTATAATTTATCTTCAAATGAACAAAATACGACTAAATTTGCGATTTATTTAACAAATTCGTGGAGCAAATATTTGCATAATTTAATAGACGGTGATACTAATACTCAAGAATATATGAAATTGCTAAATGCCATATTTAGCGCGCTACTAGGTAAAAATCACGGAGTTGATATTCAGGATATTATTGATGTTCATCATGAAATATATTTATGTTTAAATGTAAAAGGCTCACCATATGAATATAACATTATATATAAAAATAATGAGCAAAAATATAATTTTAATTATGAAGTTTTTTTCAAAGAATTAGGTTACGATGAATTGCCAGAACAATTCATTGTTAAAGATTTGGTTTATTTTGAAAAAGTGTGTAAATTAATGATTGATAATTGGAATACTCCAAAATGGAGAGGATATTGGATTTTTATTTGTGCAAGACAAATAGCCAGGTTTACAGAGATAATATATAATACACCACAGCGTGAGTTTTTTGTAGATTACTTTTATGGAAAATTAGCACCTTTTACACCAGAAATAGAAGCAATTAGATTAACATTAATTTCATATAATAGATTATTAAGTGATTATTATATTGAAAAATATAATGATGCAGCAGGAGTTAGTTATATTTCAAAATTAATTACTGATTTAAAAATGGTATTTTATAGAATAATACAAAATAATGCGTGGCTAGATAATAAAACAAAAACAGAGGCTTTGTTAACTATAGAACATTTAAAAATAATAGTAGGAAAAACATTAAAAATTGTCGATGATCCAGACTTAAATTATACGAATAATGATATTTGGCACAACATAACATTATATTATAACTGGAAACATAATTATTTATTAACATTAGATAATACAAATGTTATTAACATGCCTACAATAGATTGGAATAAATTTCCATTTGAATTTACTGGAACACAAATATTTGTTCCATCAATTAAATATTATCCAACACAGAACGCAATATATGTTCCAGCATCATTTATACAAATTCCATTAATGGATTTACAAGGAAAAGGATTAATATATAATTTAGCAAACATCGGGTTTTTAATAGCAAAAGAATTTTATAAATCTATTGATGATGAGGGTTGTCATTATAACTATCATGGTAATTTATATTATTGGTGGAAAAATACAACTGAACAAAAATATTCAATGTTAAAAACAAACACAATCAATGAATATTTGTTGTTAGCAAAAAAATATAAAATACAAAATGTTAATATAAAGGGCAATGAAAATGAAATTATTGCATTTATAAATGGATTTCATCTATGTTGTGAATATTTAAAATCATATTATACTACAATAGATTTACCATATGTAATTGCTGTATCCAAAATAAAAACATTTTGTTCATTTTTTGTTAATGCGAATAAAGAAGAGAGAAAATATATAAATATGCCTCTTCCAGTTATTTCAACAATATCAAAACAAATTTTAATAAATTTAGCATTATCCAAAAATAAAATATTTGATTCTATATATGATATTAAAAAAGGAGATAATATGTATTCTGAAAATAAAAAAATAATTTGGTAGTATATGTTAAATAAATATACTAAAAAAAATAAAAATAAAAACCCTAAACACAATATATATACTCGTAAATATGGTTGTAACCTTGAAGAAACTTGTAATGAAAATTTATTAGACTTGAATAGTTTTGAAAAAATATATAAATCAAATGAATTGAAAAAATACAATATAAATTTTAAAAAAAAAGATGCGGATCTAATGTTATTTATAAAAACTAAAAATAAATTTAAACCTA